TGCAACTGTGCTAATTGCCCGAGGGAAGTAAGAAATTGCCCCCCGATATACTGGAGTCTTTCCGGCGTCATATTTGATTGCGCCCGTACCAACTTTTTCTTGCGGGTCATTAGTTGCCTCGTTTTTATACGTTGAAGTCATCGGGACGGGGGCCTTTCCATTCTTTTTGTTTACGTTCAAATTCTTCTAGGGTGAGCCCTTCGAGTTCTCCTTCTTCTCCCAACCAGAAGTAAGCGTTACTCAAAATATTTTCATTATCATTCTGTTTCGTCATAATCAGTGCTTTCTGTTTCTTCTTCAATTTCATCAATGTTAAGAAGTTCTTTCAGTTCAGGTAGGTATTCTTCAATTTGGTCTTCAAAAGCCCAACAAAGTTCTTCTACGGAAATATCAAGTATCTCCAACACCTCATATGCTTCAAAACGGTCTTGCATTAGTTTGTATAGTTCTTCTTTACTCATTAGACTTGATCTTTTGCTGAGTTGTCTTGAACCACGATCCACAAGAGGTACACTGATGCCGTTGCCACTGATAAATGCGGGTAAAGTAAAAACCTCGCCGCTGAGTGTGCTTTGAGCCGCACGTAGGGCAGGCTTCCGGGGAAGTGAAACCAAGTGACGGGTGATTAGGGATATATCCCTTGAGTTTTTCATATACACGTTCCGTTAGTACTACATCGCCTTTACAATACTCTTCCATTTTCTGCTGAGCATCGCGGTCTTCATTCATTACTTCAATCCACAGACTGAAACCTTGATGTTTAACCTTTTGACCAACACCAAGACGTTGAGCAACATAGTCCAGTTTCTTTGAAATGAACTTAGTGTTGTTACGAACGAATTGAAATAGATCAATATGAGTTACAGGAGCCGGAGCAGGTAGTTCATTTTCGATAAAAGCAGACATAAGATGTTGCATGTCAAACTTCTTACCGTTATAGGTGATAATTGCGTTTGCTTCGTTGAGTAGTTCAAGAACGTTCTCAAGCATACCTCGTTGACCGTGTTCCCAATCAGAGAACATCATTACTTCATCTTCACCTACCCACTTACACCCTACACAAAGAATACCGTGTGGTTCTTTAAGGCGGTCATTGGGAATGTTTTCTTTGAAGAGACGCCAAACATACGCAATAGCTGGTTTAGTTTCAATGTCCAATATTAACATTTTAGGTTTATTCATTATTATACCACTCCTCTGGAATACTTTCTTCACTGTACATGAAACCATGTTTTTCTGCCCATTGCCAATACATCATTGAGTTCGGGCTCTTAGTGAGTCGGTTATTAGCTCTTTGAAAAACAAACCGTATGTCCAAGTCTTTATTATCTCGTTTAACTTGAAGCATTTTTCGTCTATCTCTTGGGGAGAGGTATCCTTTACATTCAACAAGAACTCCGTTCGGTAATCGGAAATCGGGTACGTAGACGGAGGGTGTAATGTAACGGACAACAGGACTTGATGGTTCGTATTCAAGCTTTCGTTTATGTCTTTGAGCGTGTTCATATACGTTCTTTTCAAATTTACTCCTGAATTTCATAATATTAATCAAAACCTTCTATAGGGTCGTCATAAAGAACCATTACCAGTTCAGCAGGGGCGGCTTGTTCAGGGGCAAAGAACATAATAACAGGAATTTCAACGTGCATAAGAAGAGACCTAAGACCGTTAAGATCAGAAATTTCTATATAAGAAGCCCTTTCTTCATGGTCTTGATTTATGTCACTTGCCTTTCGTACGATTGCTTTAATTCCGGGCGGGGGACTGACAGGATTCTCATTAATCATTGAGTTCATACTTATCTTTTACCTCAAAAACATCAGGAACCCTTACCACAGTTGTTAGAAAACGAGGTCGACCACTATAAAGGAATGTACGAAGACCCGGCCAACAGGTTTTCTTATAGGCGCAATAGGAGCAAGCTGTCCCTAACTTTCTGTTACCACTCTTACCATCGGGCTCGTCAGGATAACATCTTTCAGGCGGTTCATCACTGGCTACAATTTCCCGTAGGTGTTCAATGCGTTCGGCTGGTTTGAAGTCGTTGATAATTGACCAAGAAAGAGTGGTAATGCAAATATCACCTGCAACTTTGTCAAAAGCAATCCATGCAGCATCTTTTCCGGGGTTTAGTACCGTCGAATAAGAAGAAAGCTGTTGGACGTATCCAAACGGATCATCTTCTAGAACTGAATTTTCTTGGAACTTTTTGTATCCGAATGGGGAGGCGGATTTGACATCGACGACGACACCATCAACGACAGCATCAATGTGCCCCTTGACACCGTTGACTTCAAGTTCTTCTTGAGTTCGTTCGACAGTATGGCCACTCTCTTTTGCGAGGAATAGGAGGAGGAGTTCAATTGTATCTCCATATAGGAATTTAAAGTAGGTTTTCGGAGTCATTGGTTCAGCATTTTCCGCTTGACGGGCGGCATACCAAAACTTACGGTCAGGTTGACCAATACCCGACATACGAAACGGATCGTTACCTTGACGTTCACGTAGCCGGGTCCGTAGAAGTTGTTTAAACTCTTCGCCTGCCCACTCTACGTTGTCCTCATTTACCTCATGATCGGTCGTAGGATCGAACAACGCGTATATGTCATTAGGCAGGTTCTTTAGGTCGGCCATGGTTAACTGGTTCCTTTGCTGGTTTAAAATGCCATTGCTCGTTTTGCAGTGTTATTTCCTTAGGGAGGTACTCTACGAACTCTTTATCGTAAGCAATTCTATAAGCGTCTGCCATTGTTCCGTTTGACGGTACGTCTACATAGACATGTCCACGTTCTGTTTGAGTTACTTTACGAGTATACCTTAGTTTTACTCTTAGGGTTTTTGTTGTCATTATTATTCCTATAAGATAAAAAATGAGCAGTTTAGGTCGGACTTACTCAGGTCCTGTTAATATTATTAGTCGATAGGAATATCATCATCCAAGTCATCAAGACTTACAGATTCTCCACTCTTACCGGCAGGATTAGCACGAAGACCAGAGAGAAGGGCAATCTGACGTTCCTGCTCCTTAGCCTTTTTAAAGAACTCGTCATCTTCGTTGATAGGTTCAAATTCCTGAGATGTATAAGGCACAAGATCAAGAACACGAATAGAACGGGGATAGATACCTTTAAACTTACCCTTACCGTTATCAATAACTACGAACTTGACATCTGCAACTGTTTCATTACCGAGAAGAACATCTTGCGGCCAAGGGTTGTTATGAATATCCAAAACTCGTACGGGGTTATTAGGACTACCATCGTTGCGTTCAGCACGTTGCTTAAACGTCAAAAACTTTGCTCCGTCGTAACGAGGTTCGCCATCAGTGTTCTCAGCCGAACGCAGCCGATCACCTACACCAAGACTCTTAAGCTCCTTAGCGGCATTGTCAGGGTCGTTAGGGATGAAATCAAACTTCCACTCTTTACCGTCCTTAGCGTAGTTAGGGACAGGTTCACCGAGAACCTTAGCGTATTGAAGTTTACCACGATAAACCAATGTAGTAATATTATCAGACATATTTAAATTTTCCTTTCAAAAGGTAATAATTGGTAATTACCATTATAAAGAATATTTCTTTCTATCCTTTATAAGAGTATTATACCAGAGTTTGTGTCAAAAGTCAAGAACTATTTTAACTTTTTACACTTCTATGGTAAAAGGTTTCCAGTTAGGGTTTTCGCCGGGGTATCCACGAGGATTACACACCACCCGAACTCCGTTTACGATCTTGTCAGCAAACGCATGAGTATGCCCATGACACCACACGAGAATTTGTTCAGAAAATTCTTGAATCAAATCTTTCATGTAAGGGTTATGATACCATTCATTAGTAATTTGACCTTCAAATTTAGGATCAAGAGTTTCTGTACAAGGAGCAGTGTGGGTAACTACAATACCTTTGTACTGAAAATCTTTCCACTCTTTAAGTTTCTGATGAATAGAACAATAATTCATATACGCACGATTGTTTACGGCCTCTTTAGTAAGTAAACATCTCTTGCTATCATTCATGATATTGAGCCACAACTCTTCTTCTGTCACCAGATACCATCCGTTACGGAGAATTACAGGTACACCTTCAAATTCACCATTACCCGGAAAACGTTCACGAAATCGTGCAGCAGTTTCTTCAGCGACTCGATTTTGAGATATGTTACTATAATGTTCGTGGTTGCCATCACAAGCTAATACGTTGAAACCTTTACGTTTTAGTTTATCAAGAAACTTGAGACCTTCAAGACCATTAGACGTATCTCCTGCAACAATTATGTTTTTTTCTAAAAGTTCGAATGGGATATTTTTTTGAGGGAAGTCTAAATGTAAATCAGACATTAATGAAAATTTCATTTTTTATTCCTTAGTGTGTTTCTGCCCAAGTTTTTCCTACTTTGCTGTCGCAATCTATTGGCAACCTGTAAGCAAAACGCTCCCCAGCAGCACGGAAAGCGCGAGGAAGAACATTACTTCTGAGGGGATCAACATGTTCGTTGAGTGTGTCGTATTGATGTTCGTCATGAATATCTCCAACTTTAAAAGAATCTAATTTATCTCGTACGCACATTTGTCTAATATAAACAGCAGCTTGTTTCATTATTCGATTTTCGTCTCCTTGGAGCAGATACCCAAGCCTTGTGTGGTTTTGTCGCACGAGGATTGGAGTTCCGTCACAAAGGACAATTCTTCCAGTTCTCTCCACCTGTCGTTCAAGGTCGATAAGTAGTCGTTCAAGTCCTGGGAAATTGCCAATAAACCGTCGTTTAAGTTTACGGCCATCTTGCGCCGTTCCCCCAACGATTTCCCCGATTTTAGCGTCTCCTGCTCCCAAGAGGAAAGCATAGATAAAAGTTTTTGCTGTAGGACGATCTCTAATACCGCCAATCTTTTGGTTGTAAGTGTGTGGGTCTCCATTGACCACTGCCTCCATAAATTCAGGATTGTTTAGATGATGAGCAAGTACTCTTAACTGAATACCTTTAGCATCCACGCCAACGAGAGAACGATTAACAGGGTCACTGCAAGTCCACAAATCTCTCGCTTCGTAAGTGTAAGCTCCTTCTTCCCCACGTAAAGGCCGACCATCTTTTGAGAGCCGTACGGCAGGAATGTTAGCAGTGTTGGGGTTAGAATGGCGATAACGAAGAGTATTAGCCAACCATAGATTTCCATGTATTCTTCCAGTTTTGTCGTTATAATTATCCATCCAAGTGTTTAGCATAGTTGCACGAGAGTTATAATCTAACCACTTGGCGATTAGTTCAACTTCCTTCTTTCCACTCTCTTTTACGTACTCAACCAGAGAGGGAACAAGTTCTCCTTTGTCAGTAACCTTTGCTTGACCATTGGGGTGTGTCTTAGATGGTTTTGTAAACTCTCGTGGCTTCCATCCAAGAGCCAATAGTTTTTCACGGCGCTGGTCGCCAGAGGCAAGGTTGAACTCTACGTAATCGTAAGCATAGTATCCTCCATTATTATCTTCTTGTACTCGTACATATTGTTTCTGGTGTTCGAGAAACCCTTTGGTGTATGAACCATCTTTCTTGCGGGCCTGTTTGAATTGTTTAACAATCTCAAGGCTCGGAGGCCAGAACGTATATATTTCTTTCTTAATATCATCAAGCTGTTCATTAATACCAGCGTAAAGCGCAAGACACTCTTGGAAATTAAAAGGGAAACCATAGAGCTGCTGCTGCTTAGTCAGATACCAAGACTTGTGTTCTAGTTCAATACCACGTTCGGTAAAACCTTCCTTAAGCATACGAGCTACGAGCTGTCTGTAGACACGGGCGCATAGAAGAGTATCGTTTTCACAGTAGTCAAGCATCTCAGACACATACTTTGAGAAA